ATTTTTATATTCTTTTCTGCAAACCAACCTCTATTTACTTCTAATGCATAAAGAACTTCTGAATCAGAATAAACTGGGAGTTTATTAAGTGGTTGAAGTTCTTTAATACTTTCAATTATACCATCTTTATTGATAAATGCAATATCTAAAGGAATTTTAGTATCTTTCATATGAAATGACTTTTCACCAACTTCATCAAAAACAAAAAGCATACCACTATCTTGGTCCAGTTTCTCCCTAAACATTAATCCCATATTAAAATCTCTTGGATTTGATGGAACTTCAATATTTAATGGTAGATTAAATGATTCTCCTAATCCTCCGCCATTTCCACCGCCGTTGCTATTACCATTACCACCCCCAGAAGAATTGGAGGAGCTACCATTGCCATTACTACTTCCATTACCGTTATTGGACCCATTTTTCTTTTCCTCATCATCTTGTTCAAGATATCCCCTTCTACCTATATGGTATCCGTGAGGAATCTTTTTACATTTCTTATCAGTATAGCACCAATATTTACCAGCAGAACACTTCTTTGAAGAAGATTCCTTCATAAAATTACCAAAACTTTTAGACATTGGAAGTATACTAACTGTTTGATTCCTTATTATTTAGAAATCCCTGTTTAAGCATCTTTGAAAGCTCTGATGTTGACCCAACAAACAAGGCATTATTCGTAACATTACTTGCTTTTGGTTTATCTGAACTATCCTCTATATCCTTTACCTTTTTCTGTAAATCTACTAACTTATCTGTTGTATCTGCGGTTGCTTTAATAATCTGCCCTGCAACTTCATATGCTCTGGCACTTCCACCTTCACCTGCTACTTCTAAAATACCATTAAGTGCTTCTTGACCTTTCTCAACTAATGAATATAAATTTGCACGAGTATATTCATAATCTTTTTGAAGATCATCAGTTATTTTATCAATTGGCTTAGGAGAATTATCAACTTCAACTAAGTCAGTTTCAGTACCTAATACTTTATTAATAGAGGCAAACTTATCAGGCATAGCATTTAAATATCTTCTTGTCTAGCAGGAGCAAAGTCACCACCATCTTGGAAGAATGAAGAAGTTTCATTAAATCCAAAATCATCACCAACAGCAATCAATACATCGTCAGCAGTGCTAAGAACATTAATTTTTGCACCACTAATATGTTCCGACTTAAGAGTTCTACTATATCCCCTAGTAACAGTTAACTGATTACTTGTCTTCTTATTAATTCTCATAATCTCAGAATCAATAATAATTCTATCACTAATCGAGAATGGAGAAGTATCATTAACATTAATTAGAGTCTCTGTAGTAGTTAGATTCTCTGCAATAACAGCTCCTGTACCATCGGCATCAGCATCATAATCTTTCTGTGCTCTTGGTGTAGCAACATATCTCATTTCTCTTCTGGCAGTTGCTGTGTCAGTATTTCCATAATAATCAACCTGAACCTTACGAATAATTCCGTCAGTAGAATCAGCAATTGGACCGAATAGATATGATTTTGCAGTAAATTGTAAAGTATAAATTAGCGACCTTCTTGTTGAAAAATCACCCTCATAATCATCAGTAAAATTCATACTATCAAGAACAATTGGTATATCTCTCTTCTCTCCAATAGAATCTACTAATTCAACAGTAACATTAAATGATGGTTGAAAATATGGTAATATCTGTTCTAATATTTGTAGTGCGTCATCATTTAATTTACACATAATATTTAATTCAAACCCAACATTATAAGGAACAGGCATAAAGACTTTCTTTATTTTTGATCCATCACTTTCATCTACTGCCTTAAATGTTTGTGTTACTGATACTTTTCTTGTTGGATCATATGTAATACTATTCATCTCAAAAGACATTCTTGGCAAAGTAATTTGAGTTGCCCTATTTAAATCTGCCTGTTGTTCTAATCTTGCTAAAAACTTTTGTGATGGACCATATGCCAATGGAACTTTCATTTCTCCAACAGTCCCATCATTAGCATCTGTATGCCTAATATAAATTCCATTAAACAATGTTCCAAAAGAAACTAATGTTTTACGAATAATTTGATGGTAAAAATAATTTCCTAACATTTTTTAATAAGTTCCAAATGGATTTGTTTGCGTGAAATCTAATAGAAGATCTGCTTCAGTTTCAATTTCAGTACCTTGATCATATTCATTATATATGTCACCCTTATCGAATGTGTCAACTGTATATGTTGCAGATGAAGCAGCACCAACCAAAATTTCTCCTTCAGCAAAGGTTCCACTAATAGGAGTAACTTTTAAAGTATTAGTTACTATATTCCAATCTTTAACTCTTGCTCTTGATCCAGTGGTAGATCCAACAACCTCTTCATTAGATTGATAGGTTCCTATTCCAGCTATAAGTGGAGGATCTGCTATAGTTACTGTTGGATTTTGTGTATATCCAATTCCAGTATTAATTATTCTAATGGCACTAACTACATTGGCAGTAGATATTACTGATCTTGCAGTAGCTCTTTCTGATGTACCTGATCCAGTTGGCTCAGAAATAGTAACAATCGGAGCAGCAGCATATCCAGTACCGCCACCGTCAAGTGTTATACTAAATACGCCTTTGCCTGTTGGTTCGATAGAACAAGTTGCAGCTGCACCAGCTCCACCACCACCAGAAAAATGTATTGATGGAATAGTAGTATATCCATATCCAGCATTAGTTAATAAAATTTCTTTTAATGAAGTTACTCCACCAACAGTCGTTAAAATACCAACCGCTGTTGCATTAGCAGAATTACCTGCGGGTGGAGAATCAAATGTTATAATTGGAGCACTAGTATAACCTTGCCCATCATTATTTAAGAAAATCTTTCTTATGTATCCATTATAATTATTGATAGATGCAGATGCTGTTGCAGTTTGACCAATTCCAATAAGATTTAATGTGGTAATATAACCCTCATCTTCAACAAGACTGTCAATTGTCTCAATTGAAGTATCAATAACCTCATCCTCATATTCGAAGAGTTCACATTTAAGTTGATAAACGTAATTTTTTCCTAATTGATAAAAAGGATCTTCATGCTCAACAAACTTTACTTCGAATAACCTACTTCCTAATGGAAAATATACTAAATCACCTTCTCTAGGTCTAGTATCTACAATTACTTCACTATCAGGTTCAGTTTGAAGAAAAGGTACAATAAAATCTTCAAACCTTTCTTTAGAAACTGTAAGAGTTACTTCATCCTTTAGAGACATACCAAATTTGGTCATTATATCTCCTTGACCACTATATCCCTCATATGTGTTCACATATGCTTCTATTGTATAAGAATCATCAAACTTTGACGATTCTACTTCGGTAAAAATAGTATCTCTATTGACAATTTTTCTTGGGATGTATGTTACTTCTACACCATACATCTTTAACTGTTCATTAACCAATTCCTGAACGAGTTTTTGTTCAGATTGAGTGCCTTGAAGAAAAAAGGGATTTAATGCCATTATCCTATCATATCAAGGGGTGGAAGCTCATGCTCCAATGCCATAGTATTTCTTAACTGTTCTATTTCTCTCTCAGCATCATCATATATTTCTCTACCATTAAGTTCAATTCCACCAGGAAGTTTAACACCTTTAAACTTAATTAAATTCTGTCCCCATTGTCTCTTAATTGTTGAAGTCAAATACCTTTTAAGAAAACTATCATTATAAACACCAGTAAATGATGTAGGGTCTAATGCCCTATAACAATCTAAAACCAAATAATTTCCAACACTTTGTTCCGACCAATTCATATCAAGATATAATCTATCTTGTCTTTTATTAAATCTTACTTGCTTATCTGGAGTTAAAAGAAAATCAATATCCTCAAGATACGATTTAGTCATTGCATATTGCATCAATTCAACGGAATTGAAATGATACAAATCATTCAAAAATAATTGATATTTAATACTGAACATTCCGCCAGAAATTGAACTGACGTCAAATTTAAATATCTTCTCAACACCTATTACTGAATCTGGAACTTGTAAAAAGTTTGAAGTTTCATACCAATTAGTAGTGGTAGTTCCATAACCACTTATACTTGTAGAAGTAGCGGTAGTAGTTACAATACCAACTCCACTAGTTCCTGCTGCTGTTCCTCTATCAATATCAGGTTGATTAATCTCATATTTCAAAAACATCCTCTCAACACCATCAAAATGACGTTCTTGAAAATATTGAAGAGCATCATCAGTTAGATCATCTAATTGATCATCATCTACATTTATTTCTAGTACTGGTGCTCCTAAACGTCTTAAACAAAAATCAATTAATTCTTGACGTGTTGATGGTTTTGCCATTAATTAACTGTTGCCTCTTCTTGTTTACCTTCTTTTTGAGTCTTTTCATAATGTTTTTGCAATTGAATATTTTGCTCAATTAACTTTTTTCTTTCTTCAGCAAATTCTTGTGCTTGTGTTTGGATTTTTGCTTCTAAAAGAACATTCTGATTTGATAGGGTTGATAACCTTTGATTATATATTTGAACCAATACATTAATATCAACTTCACGTTGGTTTTCCATATGTTAAAAAGTTCCCCCGTCAATTGTGGTTGTCCATACAGGAATTCCTGCAGCAGTTGTGGTTAACATGTAGTTTGAAGTCGTTATACCAGAAGCAGGTGTTCCAGTAGAAGTCATCTTACCAGTAGAATCAAAGTATATAGCACCACTAGAGGACCAATCACCACCACTAGCACCTTGATAATAAATGCCTTTAATGTCTAGGAATCCCCTTATACCTTCAGCAGTATTACCAGTTACAGTAGCATCTGGAATATAAGTCCACGATCTTACCGGAACATTGGTATTACCACCATTAGCGGATACACCAGCTTCATCAATATATCCAAAGAAACCAGTTTTATTATTACCGGATCCGCTTGATGTATTGTATGCAAAGGAAAGACCACGATCAGTATTGGTATCATATGCATGAGTAACCGTTACTTGGCTTGTTGTGGTAATTCCAGAAGTGGTTGTTCCAGTAAAAGTAACAATCTTTGTAGTGGTATTATACGCAGTAACAGTAGTTACACCAGAATTTGGAAGTCCAGATACGGCAAGAAGATCTCCAGTATTAATTCCAACAACAGAATCAACAGTAATAGTAGAAACTCCAGAAGCAACTGGTGCTGTAACAGTTAATTTACTAGTAACATCACCAAGATGCATTATCGCATCATTTAAAGTTGCATTAGCAGAATTAACAGTTGTTGTAGTACCATCTACCTGAAGACTACCTTTAACAATAACTAAACCATCACTATCTAAACCATCAGGATATGGGTCAATGTATAGTGTATTACCTCCACCAGATCTTGTTGAAATGACATTAGAAGAAATACCAACATTATCAAAATAGAAGTTACCTCCTCCTCCTGCAAATTCAACAGGTGTATTAAATTTCCAACCTGCACCAGTTACTTCAACACGATCAGATCCATTTTCATTATATTCAATCTTAGCATCTCTATTATCACCAAATGTCAGAAATTGATCATCTGGAATAATAACTTCACCAGTACCATTCGTTCTTAACCAAATATGTCCATTATTATCGTTAGATGAAATGGTATTTGCATCTATAGTTAAATTATCTACAGACCACTGATTAACTCTTGGTAAGTTAGCTACATTACCTTCTCCACCTGGATTACCAGCAGCACTTCTGTCGAGAATTGGAACAAATCCATTAGTAACACTACCAGTATTGGCACCACCTTCAACTGTTCCAGGTGCATTGTTTAAAAGATCTGTATAATATTCTCCACCAATTAACTGTGGATTTGATGAGTTATCCCCAACAAAAAATCTTTGACCTCTATTTCCTTGAGTACCACCGCCAATAGTATAAGCTAATTCACCATAATTTAGAGTCCCTGGTGCTACAGTACCAGTAGATCTTTTAACTCTAATGATACTAGCCATTAGAAGCTCCCTCCGTTAATATCTAAATTTTGTGTAGTTCCTGGTGTCAACTCTAAAGTGGCATCCCATTTACTCGTAACCGCATTATATACAAGGACCATTCCAGTTTGAAGTGATCCGGCATTAATGTCACTCAACCCAGAAAGAGCTAGTGAAGCATCGCCAGAAAACGAGGAAACGACCTTAAGTGCGTTCTGTTGGCCAACTTTAACCTTAATATCTGCCATTTAGTTAATCTCAAGGAGTGTAGAAAAATTCCATTTATTATGGATCAGGATCTAAAATATATTTATACTTAAGATGGATTAACTAATTCTTTAAGCAAAGATTTAATCTCATCAATATCATTTTTCATTCTATCCAGTTCTTCTTTTTGGGAATGCTTTTGCTTCTTTACCTTAAAATACTGATCATATTCAAACTGATCAGTATTAACTATCGCTCCGGTCTTTTCATCCCGGAATAAATTTTTATGCCCTTCTATTGGAATCATTAAGCTAAAGCAACTACTCTTAAATCACGAAGTTTAGGAGTAAATGCTTCATTTGTTCCATTCATAACAATTTTAATTACAAACCCACTAAATTGATCCAAATCATCAATACTATACTGATAATCTAAAAATTCATTCTCATTACTTGATCTAACAGCAGAATCAGGTTGACCATCATTCAAATATTTGTCGATAATACTGTCTCCAAATCCATCCCCATCAGTATCTTTTAGGTTCCCATATCCTGGGAAGTACTGATAAGATTGTGCTATTTCACTAGAATCGGATTTAAACAATTTATACATTACTCTAAAATCATTAGAAGAATGTCTATATGCATTAAAGAATACCTTCAATGAAGAAGCTGGTTGTACTAAATCAATTCTCTTTGAAATATAAACTGAAGCATGTGGATCATCAGAAATTTGATTAGATCTAGAATCATTAACATAACTAGAAATTGGTTTATTAATCCGATTTCTACCAAAGATAAATGTAGATGCTTCTGTAAGATCAATAACAGGAGAAAGATTATTATTTTCAGTCTCCATTCTAATACCAAGAGTTAAAGACTTACTTCTAGGTAAAGAAGAAAGATTATTAGTTTCATTTACTCTAGAGCAAACTATTCTTGGTGAATCAAATTGATTGAAGTCATTAAGAGAAACTGATTCAAATCCCTTATCAACAAAGGATGCCTCTGTTCCATCAACACTTGTACCAGAAACTGTTCTTAAAGTAGAAGTAACATTTGTCTTATCTGGTACAAGAACATTAAATTGTGGATTAATCTCATTAAATTGAATATTTTGAGTTGCTATACATTCTGTTCCACCTAAAGATCTTTCATCAACAAAATTAACCATCCAATCACCACTAGATTTATTTGATGCATTGGTTGATGCTGTTCTATCAATTTGTATATGATAATTATCAATTCCTCTTGA